ACTTTACTCCACATGTTAGTATTGAATAAAGAGAGTAAACTTTTTGAAGATTCACCTATTGAAAAACTATTTTCTAAATGAATTATAGTCAAGATCTAAACAATGTAAACACAATCGCAATATACTTAGGAAATACTTGCAATTTTAATTGCACATATTGTGATCGGGAGTATATCTCTGAATCTATTGGTGGCCAGAATTTCACAAACCACCATCTAAATCTCCTTACAAACTTTTTTGAACAAATCTATAAAGAGTCAACTCTCACAATAGATAGAGTCGCATTGCATGGTGGCGAACCATTTTTGTATGTGAAAAGAATGGATCAGATTTTAGAAAGAATTAAACCATATCTCGACAAATATAATCTTTATGTTTCTATCACTACAAACGCTTCTCTGGTTTTAAAAGAAAAAGAGTTTGTTAACAAGTGGAGTAAATATATTCGGTTTACATTTAGTTACGATTTTATCTTCCAGGAAACGAATCGCGAATCTGTTGAAATCCATAAGGTTATTGATTTCTGCAATTCATTGGATATTCCAATTCACTGGCAATTTGTAATCCCAGTTACCAATAAAAAAGCATTTAGTTTAGAATTAATTAAAGATATTATAGACAAGGTTCATCGTTGCAAAATTATCAAATCTTTGAATCTTATTCCACTTCGTCATACCAGAGGTAAAGATAAATTTGAAGTTTATGTTGATGAGTTAGATCTTAAACAATTTTATGATGCATTCATTCGATTCGTTAATACATTATACAATTATAATATTATGGTGTTTATTGATGGCAATTATGGCAAGATAGATAAAAATTATCTTGACCAACACTATAAGATTATACTATCACCTGATGGTTTCATTTATCCAGAATATGATTTTTGCGAATACAAAACAACAGAGTTTCAAATTGGTAGATGGACGGATGGATTATCGCCAAATTTTATTCCTACCATAAACAAAAAAGAATACACAAACTATAAAGAAAAGTGCAACACTTGTTCTTCCAAAGAAACTTGTGGTTTAAAATATTTGTATTCTATGTTTGACAGAGAGCCAGCAGTTAAGTGCGAAATGTTCTATAAGATTATAGATACCATGGTCAATTATGTGGCTAAATTGAATAGTAAACCAAACTTCTTAACATGGATTAACGATGGCCACAGATAAGCGTCAAATTATTGATGACGAACAAATGAGTTCTCGTGAGTATTTTATACGAAACGACAATTTAAACAGCGTTCACACTGAGTTATCTTTTTCTATACTAAGAAGATATAACTGTTTTGCTGGCTGTAAAATATGTTACATTGATAAAAATTTTGAAAAAGATAAAGAGAAATTTAGTAGGTTTATTCCAACTGAAATCCCAAAAGAAATAGAAGATTCTTGGGATACCATATTTAAACATTACAGAATAGTATCAACTATTGATGATCTATATTGGATAAAACACAAACAACCAGAGTTATATACTTGGTATAAAAACAATGCATACAGGTTTCACTTTGGAACTCTAACTGACAATTCATTTGTAAGAAATTATGATATTTTTATGAATGAGTTAATTAGTTACAAAACTTTTCCAGAAGTAACTTTTTCTGATGCATTTTTAGTTAAAGTTAATATTGAGGAAATACTGAATAAACTGAATGTTATTCAGAAACGATTTGGAATTAAATTGATGAAATTGGTTCAAACTAATTTAAACTCTCATGAGTGGGAACCTGTAAAGAAGTTTATTGATTGGTCAAAAACTAATGCAGAAGAGTTTAGCATTCATTACGATTTTACTAAATTTGATACTTTAGACACTGGTCAAAAAGATCAAGAAACTGTATTCGCTACATTTAATTCAGAGTTATACAACTTATGTGGCGAAATAGATTATTTGCAATATGACTCTTTCTTTTTAACATTGCCAGAATCAACAGATATTACATCAACTCCTTACCATACTATTGAAGACGGATTTAATCCAAAAAAACATCTGTCTGATCATCTAAAAGGAAAGATAACTTTATATGCTAAGTATGCTGAGAAACTAAAATATTCAATCAATAAAAATAAACAATTTTATGGATATTTTAAATGGGTTTCAGAAAATTTAATAGTTAATGATGATTATACATATATCCCAATATTATCATTAAAAAACTTTCATCCTTATTATGAACAACTGCAACAAAATGGATGGACCTCTACCAATGCTGGATTATTACTGACAGGTGCCAAATATGTTAAACCAATTTTTAATTTTAAATCATGAGTGAATATACAATTAGTCTGGCAAGTTTAAAGCGTAAACTAAAACCAGAGCCAGACAAGATACCAATGTTCGATAGAACTCCAGAGAGTTGGAGTAAGTTCAAAGTTAAAAATACTGGTAGAGTGTTTTATTATTCAAACTACGACAATGGTTTATATGATGCGAATAAAAATGCACTATCAGTTATTGCTGAGCCAGATGCCGAATATTACGCAACGATTTCTGAAACTAGATCCAGAGTAAAATCAAATAAACCATTTTGGATTAGAATTCTTCTTGGTCATGCATGCAATTATTCTTGCTCTTACTGCATGCAAAAAGATATTGGTAATCCCGACGAACGAGAAAAAATTACTACTACTGATTATTTTATTGAACAGTTGGGTAAACTTGATATGAGTCGTTTGCAAAAAATTGATTTGTGGGGTGGCGAAACATTATTGTACTGGAAAACTATCCAAGAAATTATGAGAAAGTTTGACCGAGAAGGTCTTGAGTGGTATATTCCAACAAATGGAACTCCGCTTCAAATGAAACATATTGAATTTTTTAAAACATTAAAAAGTAAAGTTGGAATTAGTATTTCGCATGATGGTCCAGGACACGAAAGACTTCGTGGCGAAGAGTTCTTACATAAGAAGGTTGATGTTTTAAGAGCCATGATTGACAATGATATTCAATTTAGTTTCAATCCAGTAATCAGTAAAACGAATTATAATTTGTTTGATATTAATAAGTTTTTCTATGACTATTGTGAACAGAATGGTATTGATTACAGTAAAATTGGAATTAATTGGATAGTTGGACACAACCATGATTATGAAAATATACACAACTCTGCAGACCATGTAATTGGTGGAGAGTCTTTAGAGAAGTTTGGTGAAGTTATTCTTGAATATATGGATAAATGTATTGAACAATTTATTCAAGGAAAAGATAATAAGTTATTTAAAAACTCACTATTCACTGGCAGTATGGGAGTTATTCCATACACAAAAACATTAAAGCAACAAATACTTCCAACATCTTCCACATCTTGCGGAGTAGATGATGAGGGTGTTTTATCTGTAGATATTAAAGGTAATGTCCGCACTTGTCCTCATACTGATGAGTCGTTTATTGGGGGACATTTGGAAGATCTTGAGAATGTTAAACTCAAGAATATTGATTTAGATAGATACGAAAAACATTGCAAATCTTGCTCAGTCTTTCGTTTGTGTAAATCTAATTGTCCTATTGAAGTTCCTGATGAAGTTTTCTTTAGTAACTGTGCTATTGAAAAAACATACCACAGAGCAGTTCAAGAAACTGCATTTAAAATTTTGTTTGGTGGTGAAGTAGAACTAATTTAATACTAAATCAAAAGCAATACATTTTCTTGTAATGTTGCTAGTATTAGTATCAACCCAGTGATTAATCCAACCTGGAAATATGATAAGATCATTTGTGGATGGCGTAATCATATATCTAGTATCTCCCAACAATTTTCCAAATTGATCAGGATTTTCCAAATACAAATTGCCAGAATTTTCTGCTTGTAAATAATATACAGCAGAATATACAACTATCTGTTGGTTGGGATTTATATGATTGTGTGAAATAACAGAAGTATTGGGTTTGCTTTCAGAAATCCAATAATTTTGAATTTTAACATTTGAATTAATTGATTTAAATAAAGTATGCAATTTGGAAGTTATCTGCATATCTTTATTTGACAAGTCGGTTTCAATTCCACCTATTGTCTCATCAACACCTAAATGTTTTGTTATAGATGATATAGAATTAAGTTCATCATAACAATTTTTTAATTCTTCATCAGTTAAAAAATTACGAAAGTGCCACAGAGGCACTCCAAACAGTTTATTCATTACAGAATAACACACTCCACAACTTTAACACCAGCGTCATCGTTAGATTCTAAAGCAATCGCAAACGAATTGCTAGTATCTCCATGGATACCCTTACCATCTTGATTGCAAATTAATGGTTGTCCTTTACGAATCGGACCAACAACTTTCACTGGCACACGACCACGAAGAGCAATTGCTTGACCAGGTGCTTCATCATTCATTAAGAATGCTGGATTTGTGGAAACTACACCAAGAACTCTTTGACCAGTTTGGAAAGATGCAGTTGCTTCAGCATCGCCAGATAAAGCAACTGTTAGAACAGTCCCAGGTTCATATTCTACATCAGTTGTATATTTTTCTGCCAAGTCAGCATACTTAGCTGAGGTTGCAGTACCATAGATTGTTCCGAACCGATTTGCTGTTTGTCCAATATCACCTGTACCATTTGTTCCAGTTTTAAAAATTGAAGCGACTGACACAAATGTTGCTGCAGTAACAGAATTTACAGAAAGTGTAGCAGAAGTTGAAATATCAATAACAGGGTTTCCTGAAACGCCATCACCATTAACAATAGTAATTCCATTTGTACCAGCAGTAAATGTTCTTTCAGTAACTGATCCAGTGCCAAGACGAGTATAAAATCCTATAGAAGTGGAAGCACCAGCAATAGCAGTTAATTCGTTAGAGAATGGTTGAACATCAGAACCGATAGATAATCCTAAATTGGCTCTTGCTGATGTAGCATTTGATGCGCCAGTTCCGCCATCGGCAATCGCCAAGTCAGTAATACCAGTAATAGTTCCACCAGTAATTGCAATAGCGTCAACATTTTGAGTAGCAGCAGTTCCCAATCCAAGACCAGCTCTTGCTGTGGCTTCTGTCGTACCACCTGTTCCACCATTATTGATAGCAACAGTTCCATTAACATTGCTCGCATTACCAAAAACTGTGCCAGTTAAATTTCCTGTAATGTTACCAGTAACATTACCAATTAAAGTTGTAGCAGTAATTGTTCCTGCAGAGAAGTCGCCATTTGAATCGCGAACAACTACAGTACTAACAGTATTTCCTGTGGCTGACTGAAATCCATCAATAGTATCAGCATCTAATCCAGAACCAGAACCATCAACTGTTTTGATTTTGGTCAAAACATCCAAAGCAGTGTAGTTTGATGCAGTTAATTTTGTTCCGACTTCCACATTAATATTGTTGAAGTTGTCGTCGACCTCTTGATTTGTAAGAGGACTACCTTTAACATTTCGAAGAACGATTGTTGCCATTATTCTTTACCTTTAATCAGTATTTCGAGCATTTTCTTAATTTCAGTTATATCTTGTTCTAAGTTATTTATTCGCTCAGATTGACGACTTAATTCATTTGTTTTAGACAAAGCTGCCTGCTTGTTTTTAATATAGTTCTGATAATCAGAAGTATTATTATTTAAAATTGCATTAGAAGACACATCCCTAACAAGAGATGTGTTTTGTTCAACTTTTAATAATTGTCCCATTATGAACAAGCAATTACACGGAGATCCTTGGCTTTAGGAATCTCAGAACTATTTGTTGAAGTCATAACTAATTTAACAGTAAATGCGTCAAACGGAGTTAAGTCAGTTAATGTAAAATCAACATCAGTAAACTCACCATTTCCATATTCAACTTTTGGAAGTGCAGTCAAATTGTCAGGATTTATCTCTGCGTAATTAATTTCGTTGTATGCATTTTTATTACCAACAGCAGAAGTTTTGTAATAAACTTTCAAATTAGATTTAGTTGGAACATTAACAGCAAGTCTAATTTTTAATGTTGTCGCTGGAGTTGTTAATCCAATTTTCTTAGTTACATATTTACTATGTGTAGAAGTACCGAGTGGTGATATTTCATCAACAAAGTGGTTTTTCAGTACAATAGTAATTGCAGCACCAGCAACGGCAGTCGCACCTGTATTATAAACAGTAACAGATGTAGTAGTTCCATCATCGACAACTTTGGTTACTTTAAATGTTCCATTATTCGAACCAGCTGCAGCACCACTAACAGTAATATACTTACCAACTTGAATTGTTTGTAACAATCCACGAGCAGTAGCATTAGTCGATGAAATCACACAAGCATTTGTCGCTGTAGTAAATGCAATTGTTGTATTAGCAGATAGTAAAGGAACATCATCTAACGCAACTTGGTTTATTGTTGTTTCGCTTGGTGAATTAATTGTATTAGAAATAGTAACTAAACTTGTTCGATGTGTATCAATTATTGGTGACAATGAGTCATTAGTAGTTGACATTTGGCACAACAGTCTAACAGAAGGATTTCCACTTAGTAAACTTGTCTGATTCTGTTCAGATGCAATTAATCTTGGAGTTGCAAAATAATTAGTATCATTAGGAGTTATCCCAGTGAAATTTGCATCAATTGCGTATGGTGTTTCAGAACCATTTACTGATTTACCGCTGGTAGTTTTAATTGAAAACAGTGCAGTTGTATCAGAGAAATTCTGAGATTGAACAATCGGTTGAACTGCATTATATACAGTATTTTGATTAGCAGTGACAGTCAAACCACCAGAATAACCTCTCGCTGTTGCATTGTTCGTGCAGGTAACAACATAGGAATCGTTATCAACAATAGAAGATATTGTATGCGATTTATATATTTCAGTAGCTGGTACTCCACCGAGCGACTCAACAATTTTAAAAGCAACACCAGAACTAATTGTGATAGCAGCATTAGAAACTAATGTTAGTTCATCATCATCTGTTACGGAAGAAACGATACCGATATAAGCATTATCGCTGGCTCTACGTAAAACAGCACCTCTACCAATAGTAGTAGTTCCAATATCAGTCTCAAATACAGTACTTGTTCCATTAACAGTTGTACTGCCTGTAGTACAAGTAATAGTTCCAGCTGATGCAGCTACACCATTTATCTTCGTTGTGTCCGAATTAGAAATAGTTACAAATGAATTTACAGCAAACCCATGATTCTTTTGGAACACTCTAACTTTCGGAGTTCCAATATTTGTCTCAAATGGATCTTTTTCTAAATTTTGTAATGGTAAAATATCGTTGATAAACTCAACGGCACCAGTAGTATTGGTAGCAAATTTAGCACGATATAAAGTAAACTTCAAATCTTGATCTTGGTTTGCAGTCCAAGTAGATCCGTTTTGTGATTTAAATAGAACACCAGCATATGGTTGCTCAGAAATAAATCTACTAGAGTTAGGAATCTTATCACCAGTATTAGAAATCCACACTTTATATGAATTAGAATCGCTCGCAAGAACGATGCAATACTCTTGATTATTTTGAACATAAACAGGAGATGAGAATGTGAAGGTAGTTGGCGTATCATAACTCTTAGCAACAGTTCCGTCAGGCATATCTACTGTGTTTGTAGAGATATTAACATTCTCTGGTTTTAAAGTAACTTTAGAAAATGGTAATACATATTTTCCTGGATATCCATTAACAACCTCACGGATTTCAAGATTTACTGGGATGCTAGCATCTTTAGTTGCAAAATAAACATCAACTTTAGTTAAGAATGCTCCACCTTCTTGTTGGACCAAGAATGTTTGAGCCAGTGGGTCATACCAACCAGTGTCAGAAACTACACGCTCAGAAGTTTGTGTAATAGTTTCATTCTGCGAAATTTGCTCAGACACTAAAGTAGCATTCCGTGTAGCAATAAATGTTGCCTGTTTAGTTTCTAAAATTCCTTGGGCATAGTAGTTAGCTCTACCTCTTGAGGTATATTCGAAACTTGCTGCTGATGATGCATCGCTTAACACGAATGATCTTTGTCCAGTTCTAAAACGAAGATTTTCGGTTTGTGGAATAGCAAACAATAGTTGTGCTTCGCCATTGGCGTTAGTAATAATATTATCGCCAGCTACTGCAGTAGTTGATACAGTTCCAACTGTGGCAGAAACCTCACTAATACTACCAGTAATAACTTCAGCAGATTGGAAAGTTCCTTGGATATTAACTACATAAACTGCTCTTGAAGTTATAACTCCAGCATTATTGAATACCTTTTCACTTCCAACAACAATAGCAGTTGCTCCAGAAGTTCCACCAGTAATAATATCACCACGATTTAAACATGTTTGAGTATCTCCAGAAATACGACGAGCTACATTTATTGCATTACCACCAACATTGGTAGTATGGTCAAAATCTACAGCACCAGTAAAGGTTATCTTTGTTGCTGGAGTGCAAAAACTAGAAACATCAACATTATCAAAGAATGGATTAAATTTGGTAGATGGTTTTAATCCTCTTGCTTGAATTAAAATATTTCTTGAACGAATGTATGGGATAACAGCAGTTGAGAGAACTCTATCTTCAACTTGGCGTTTGTCGATTTTAGCAACAACTCTAGTGTTAATACCTGTTCTAGATTGATTAACTTGTTGAGCAAATGTTTCAACAACGATCTCTCTTCTCGCACCTGCGCGAAGGTTTATCTGTCTTGTGCCAGTAGCGACTGGTGTTCCAGTCCACTGAGTTTGCCATGCATTCCAAACAGTTCCGAGAATACCTGCTTTTTCGGCAAGAGTTGCAATAGTATTAAAATCACCCTCTTCATTTTGGATAATATCAGGTCTACGATCAGTCTCAAACCACTCGTCAGAAGAAGGATTGATATCAACATTACCTAAGAATGTGAAGATAGCAAACGGATTAATATTTTCTAATCTTGATGCATATGGCTGTTCAACTAATTTTGGTTGATCAATTACAGGTAAAGTAATTACATCACCATACAACTTATAACCTGCAGTAGTTCTTCCAGCAGTTGTTGTTTGTTTTTCAATTAAATTAACATTCGTCATTGAATAGAATGGACGAAGTTCATTATTTTCCATATCAATGGAGCAAAGATAATCTGAAGAAAGAACATCACCAGTAGAGTGACCAGAAAAATTATCTACGATAAATCCATTTTTAAATCGATTTAATCCAGTAGTTGGGTCAATAATTTCTAAAGACTGAGTTTCTTGCTCTAACAATGATAAAGATGTATAATATTCAAGATTGTCAATACGCTTTTCTAATTTACCAATATCGCGCATTGTGTAACGCTTGTTATCGTGTTTGGTTACGCTAACATTTTCAGATTTAGTTCCAAATGTATATGGTTCTAATTGTATTGTATAAAGAACCATACCAAGCGATGGATCTTCAGGATCGCCAGGATTTAAAGAAGGAACGCCACTAATTTTAAAGAAGTTGCCATTAAAATCTAATGCAATTTTATCAGTTCTTCCCAAATAGTATTGAAAATCTGATTGAATATTAATTCCACGCTTTGGAACTAATGATGTTGACGCACCGCCACCAGTGTATGCAAGACCAGTGTTATCAACTCTTGGTCTAAAATCTATACAATCTCTTAATTGTGTTTGCCCAAATGAAGGAATTTTCTTATAATCGAAATTATTATTATCGATGTAAGAATTTACTGTAAAATAGTCGCCAGTACCATGAGCAAAGTATTCAAATTCTACTCTAACTGGAGCATTAGGAGCAGTAAATGATGGTTTTAACAACAACTTGGCCAAGCCATAAAATGTTAAAGTTTGACCATCATCGAAGGTATAGTGATCGCTAATGTCAGTAGTATAATCTGCTGTAGTAGGAGAGGATCCGAATGCAAATCCAGTAGCTTTCTTAACACTAATAATTCTGTATCCATCGGCAACACCTAATGACAAGACAGGATTAGTTGCCAATGCTTGTGTTGTAAATGTAACAGAAGTATTTGTTAGTGTTTTAGTTTTTTCTGTTGTAGATGCTAAAGTTTTTATAACTGTTCCGATAACAATAAATGCTCTTGAGGCATATGTATCAGGCAATGTAAATGTAACAGAAGATCCTGCTGGAGAAATATTTGATGGATCGACAGAAACAGTTAATCCAGTTGTGTTATCAACTAACTGATAGTTGTCAGTTTCTGCTGCTGAGTCCATTGTTCCAGAACCAGTTGAAACTGTTAATGTACAGAAACCTCCAGAAGCTGAAGACGATGTCCCAGTAAACCTTTCATAAACTGTATATGTTGTTTGATTTGTGTTATCTGCAGCACGAGCAGTTTTAATAGCATAGTATGGAAAATTAAAAATTAAAGTTTCATTGTTTGGCTCTTTAATTTCAGTAGTAACTCTATCAACAGTAACACCAGTCACTGTTGTTGAAGCATCAACAGTTAAAGAAATTTGAGAAGCAATTGCTGTCACTCTGCGATAAGTTCCACCAAGAGAAATATAATCCCCAACAGTCAAATCAGTTAGAAACGATGTTCCTGTTCCAGTAATTGTTGTACTGGCAGCAGCAGTTACTGATCCAATTAATCTAGTTGTTATTGGAACTATATCTGCTGAAAAACTTGTAACAGTTGTTCCACCAGAGAAGTATATAGATTTTACATTTTGTTTAAAGTCATATCCAGAAACCATCTGAATGTCAAATAAACTTAGTTTATATTGAGCAGCAGTTGTTCCGATAGTTCCATTATGCCATTCTATTAAACGAATTCTAGCTGTTCCAACCAGAGTTCCGACAGCTGTTCCTGGAACAGGACTTGATAAACCAGTCGTAGTAAATTGATTGTATAAATTAACTTTCGCGAAAGTATGAACAGGAGGAGCACTGTTAATAGAATTTACTAATACATAATTACCAACAGTTTGTGGAATAATTGCATTATCTACTTGAACAGTGTGCGAAGCATCACGAGCTTTGTCAATATAAACATAAGAGGTTGAAACTTTTTCAATTTCATAACCTTGAACATATGCCTTTCCTGGGTCAAGAGCAATAGCCAACTGGTTATCTGAACCAGATAAACTTACACCACGATTATAGTCAGGTGTCTCGGTATATTCCCAATTTACGCCAGTTGATCCAGAACCATCATACGCAGAGCCAGAAGTATGTGTTGGCGGAACACTGTTTGCTGATGTTGCAGGATTTTTAGCAGTATAATAATTATTTCCATACTTAACAATATCGCCAATTAAATATGCTGTGGCAGTTGTTGTCCATGTTCCACGATTATTATTTCTGGCTTCTCTAACATCAATAGTAAATGGTCGAACATCATAGTTACCAGATTCATCATATGTACGACGAGCAAATGTTTTTTCTAATTCGCTGTATTCTGTAGTTGTAACAAGTCTTTCAATTATTCCTTGTTTAACACGAACTAATTCAATAAAATTTTCATCATCTTCGTCATCTAGTAATTTTTTAATTAAAATTAAATCTATGTGATATCTATGCGCACCAGGAGCAGCATAGTTGAAAGATGTTTGGGCATTATCTAAAAGAGATTCGTCATCTTCTGGAACAATAACACTTTCAAGAATGTTTAATCCAATACGATATGATGGTGTTGCAGAATATTTACTTAATACTATAATTTGTTTACCACCAGTAACAGGATCTGCGCAGAGAACATAGTGACCATTTACATAATATATTCCACGCTCAATAGAAGCGAGTGATCCTAAACCAGTCGCAGCAGGAGTTCCTGGAATTACATTTGGAATTGCTTGAATTGCGTTTGTACCATCATCAAAAGTAATAACTTCGTTGTCAGCAAAAACTTTAGTTATCTTATTAGTTCCTGAAGAAATATAACGAACATATATTGTTGTTGGGTCGCTAGTAGTTGAACTTACAACATGAATGATTTGTGCTTTTACGCCAGATGCGCTGGTTAAATACTTGCCAGTTGTTGATTGAATAAAAGACTCTGTTACAACACCATCATAGGAAGCAGCTAATTTAACATATTGAACATCAGCATCAACAGAAACTTGACCAGGAATAACCATTGCTCCTTGTTTAAAGAAGTGGTTTCCATTACTGGTAATTTGATTCTGGAGAATTGTTTGTAATTGGGTTAATTCCCTTGCTTGAACTGCAAATGAAGGGCGAAATAAAATGCGATAAAATTTGTTATCCGAATCAAAATCGTCATTATAAGGTTCTGTGTTAAAGTTTAGCATATTTAATTTCTTCTTTTAATGGTTCTAACTATTTAGTTTAGAATCTAATAATAGTTCTAATAGTTACAGTTTCTTGAGCTGAAGGAGTAAATCCAGCTTTGTTGTCAATAAACAGCAAATCTCCAGAGTATTTATCTACAGTTGGAGAATTCACTTCTGCAACACTAAACGATTGATTGTTTATATTTGTCATAACATCAGCTACAGAAGGAGTTACATTATCTACAGATTGGAGTAATGCGGATGTTCCTGTAATAGAAACGATTCTAAATCTTCTTTGAAATACTACACCACCAACTGTTTTTGGTGTAGTTACCAACATATCTTTTGTAAAGTTAGTTAAGTTAATATCATTACTTGAAACAACATAACAGGCAGAACCAAGATTTCCAACGAATCTCTCATCTTCTTGGAAAACTTTAGGATTTTTAATCAAACCAACTTGACGATAATCGTTGTTTACATCAAACCCTTGATTTTTATCTTTAGAAACATTTGAATAAAACATTAATGTTCTTGCGAAAAGTTCAGAGAAAGCGTCGCTGCCATGACCACCGAATGGGGATAAAATTGCCCGAGCTGTTGCTGCATATCCGTTACCAGTAATAACGATATTAGCGTAAGTATAATCTGACCCACGATTTGTAATTACTATTTTAGTAATCTTTCCACCAGTAATAACAGCTGTCGCTGCTGCTCCAGTTCCATCACCATTAATTGTAATTGTCGCAGTTCCATAATTGTATCCATTACTAATCATCTGTATGTTATCAATTGTTCCTGCGACAGTAAGTAACTCGTTGTTCGCTTGTAATGAATTAATATTTCCAAGATTAATATCTGGAGTAATTTCTGCATCAGTTCCTGTACCCGAAACTGTAATTGACGCAGCACTATAACCGATACCTGCATCGTCAATTTGAACAGAAGTTATTTCTCCATTTAAATTTGGTAGTGGAATTAATTTTGCTTCAGATTTACTTGATGAGAAAGAAGCAGAAAATAATGTTCCAGTTGTTGTATTAATTGTAATTAGTGGATTAGAGTCATACCCTGCACCATATCTTAATGAGGCAAGACCTGTAGCTGGTTGACCAACATAAGTAAATCCAGCAGTTCCATTGGTGTATTCAGTTCCAAGAACAGCTCCAGTTGGTCCAGTAGAAGCATGAGTAGTTCCAGCTGTTGTTACTGTATATAATCTGTTAGACACATAGTATTGTTGACCAAGAGATACTACTGTCGACGCAGTCCAAGCTGAACCGATTTGTACTGTTGGAGCTTCTATGTAGTTAGAGCCAGGATTCGTGATTATAATTCTTTTAACACTGCCAGTTGGTGATAAATCTGTTATTGCAGTTGGATGCCCTGTAGCATTATAAACTCTGTGGGTCGTCCCTACTGCACCTGATGAGAGGTTTAATGCAGTACCAGCAATAGCATCAGCATAAGTTGCTGCTAATCTAATTGATGTTGATGATGCTTTAATTACAAAATATGTTGTGTTATCAACCAAACCACCAATCGCAGTTCCGCCAGTCCCTGCTGTATAAACTACTTGATCTCCAGTTGAATACCAATGTGAACCAAGAGTTATTATTTCAGTTCCTGTATCAATAGCAGTGGCAGGATTAAATGTTATTCCAGAATAACTAAATGTAACTGCTGGATTTGAGTTATATCCACTACCAAAAGAAGACATACTAATTTCGCGAACACCACCTAGTAAATTTATGGAGGAAATTCCAGAAGCAGTATATGTTAAACCTGTTGGGGTTCCAACAGTTGTAGCTAAAGTAACACCAGCCTCAGTAGTTAGCGTAAATCCTGTTACGCTTGGCGAGGTTCCAGTAATAGCAGAAATTTTGTAAACAGTACCAGTTGTATAACCAGTAATAGAACCTGTTCCACCAAATACTCCAGTAATTTTTATTCTGTCTCCAATGTCAACTGTTGCAGCGGTGCAAGTAAATTGCCCAGAAGTTCCAGAAATTTGTACACCAGAAATAGTAGTAGAAGTAAAGGAAGGATATGCCGTTGCTGTTGTTCCCAAATATTTTAATGCTGTTGTTCCATTAGAAACTATTCCAACTTTATGTGATGGGTGAGCACCACCAGATGTTCCTGCTCTAACTACTTCGTAAATATTTCCAGCATATTTAATTTTGCTACCAAGAGCATATGCCGTTGAAGTATTCCAAGTTGCTACAGTTACATATGGGTCAGCAATAGTAATTGTATCACCATCTGCATAACCAACCCCACGACTTGTGATGGTTACGCCTGATAAAAACACAGGATCGGATTCTCTATATCCATCACCAGAAACTGTTATTGTTGCTCCAGTGTATCCAGTTCCAGTGTTATCAATAATAACATTTTCAATTCCACCAGCTGAATAGAATTGTTGGGTTAGAGCTGTAATAACAGGGATTTGATCATCTGTTAAAAATTTAGTTCTAAGTGCAATTGGCACATTATACATATACTTCCAAATGTAACCATCAGATAAAGATATTGGTGCTATTTGTGTTCCAATTGGTTTGGTCGTAGATGGCGCATTATTGTTATTATCTAAACACTTATACACATTGAACTCATCATTTATCACATAAAATTGAGAATCTTCAAGTTTCTGCGCAGTTGAAGGTGCTTTAGATAATACTGCAGTAATAACTGCTCCAGAACCAGCACCACCACCTGATATAGTTACAGTTGGTACAGTTGTATAACCAGAACCTTTATTGGTCATTGTTACATCAATAATCTGTCCATTGTATAGTGTAACTATTGCAGTTGCCTGAGTTCCTGTTATTAGGTTTGGTGCACCGATAGTAATTACTGGTATGGATGTGTATCCTCCACCACCATTGCTAACATTTAAACCTTGAATTTCTGTTGAATATGTGTCATCGTATATATCATACACTGTTCCTGATGTCCAATCAATTCTAGGAATAACAAATCCTACATCATTTGGCTTGATTTGTTTTAGTGTAATTATTTCATTTCTTGTATCTTTTTCATATTGAACAGAATCAATAGGATAAGGTGGCGAAGTTTCATCTGCCCAAGATAAAGTTTTACCAAGAAAGTAATAATACTTTGATGATCTTGAAACAATCTCTTTATACAATCCTTCAGCAATAGATTTGTGTAAAAGTGTTTTTAAGAGTGAAGAAGTCGCCATGTTTTATCCGTAATTAACTTACTGTGACATTCCAAGTAATAGCAATTGTGTCGCCAGCTGCTTTATTAACTACTGGGAATACTGTACGGCAGAGCATAGTTCCGCCTGATNNTGCATTAAATATACCAGCTTCAGTAACAGCACCAGTACCAATAGAGGTTCCGAATGTTGCTGTATATTGTACAGTGTTAGTTACACCAACTACAGTATCAGTTAAAGTTACACGACCACCTTCAGTTCCAAGAGTTGTGTCGCCAGAAACTGCAGCAGCAGTACCAGTACCAATTGCCATATGAGTCATGGAAACTGGAGAGTTTGTTGTTGCTTTAATTTTTTGAGCAATGTGTACTTTACCAGCTGCAGTTACTAAATTTGGAACTTCAAATTCATGGATTGTTTCACCAGCTGCATTGGTATGAACGACTTTTACTCGTCCTGTTGGTTTTAAATTTTCTTGCATGTTCATTTTAATAAATCTCCTATTGGGGTTAATTAACTATGACTCAACGGGAAATGTTGAATCGATAGTATTATCGTAAATAATGGGGGTAACAGCAAAATAGCCACCCTCACTATATGGTTCTCTAGCTACATATCCATCTGTAGTTACTGTTCCGATACTAGTATCCTCTAGATATTTAGTCATATCCAGACCAACAGTCTCCACCATGGTGGGTAAATCTGTCAACTCTTTATTTACTACTCTGATTAGATCACTATCGATTGGCGTATCTATTACTGAAGCCAACGATTTGGTAGTTAAGTGAGTCCAGTCTGTGTCATTTGGTGTGCTTATTGCCGAAGCCAACGATTTGGTAGTTAAGTGAGTCCAGTCTGTGTCATCTGGTGCTACACTATCGGCTAATACTTTACTGATAATTTGAGTTAGTGCTTCTAAGATAATAGATTCATCAAATAAGGACTTACTAAACACCATGGATTTTTGTGAGTCCAACAGAACTGTTGAATCTGTAAATTGTAATGCCAAACTTTTAACTAGAGATTGTAAATCAATTTCTATATCAAAATTATTTTGAATTTCAAACTCACCAAATAGTGCTGTTCCTGCTGGATGAACCATTGTTTTTACAGCAGTTTTGTAAGAATCTAATCTCTCATCAAGTTTTAAAACATACGAAAATGCCTGATAGTATTTACTATCTTGAATAAAAATTGCATCGTCTAGAAATCCATCATTGCTAGAATAATATCCTGGATATTTGGCTAAAGAGCCCAATGAAATTTTAAAAATAGCATCTTGTAATGAGGAAACTTGAACACCTTGACTTGACTGTGTTGCGAATTCTCTAAGAAGATCGCCAGCGTAAGTTCCATCCCAATATGATGGAGTTGTATAGGTTACCATGTTAATGTAACCCTGCTCTCCCAATCCACGAGTAATATCAGTAACTGCTATGTTTCCAGCTGTTATTAATGTATTTGATAATAATGCTTCGTTTGTACTTGTATAATAATCATTTGTAGCATTTACGCTAATAGAAAAGTCTGTACCATAACCGATACCAAATTTAATAAACTCTGCAGATAAAATTTTTCCGTTTGTGCCAACACGAGTAACTTTGACGATAGATCTAACACCAGATCCAGTTTTCAATTCAAATAACTGGCCAAGACGAAACCCCTCGCCTGCTTGAGTTATTTCTAATTTGGAAGTAGTAGATACGATTTTTCCAAGAAAAATATCTTTGTATCGTATCTCATCACCAACTTCAATTTCTCCAAAGTATTTTCTATCAATAAAAAATTCGAATGTATCAGCACTTAATTGCACTACACGAGCAATTTCAACTTCAACATATTGTCTTCTGTCGATTAAAAGTTTGAATGTTTTATTTGGCTTAATTACATCAACTAATTTTCCATCAATGTCTGATGGATTGCCGAGAGTTACATTTACGAAAATAGAAACATCTTGTTGCCAACGACCATCGGATGCTCTAAGCATCTGTCGACCTGGATAACTTACTGTAACACTTTTATTGTATAGTAATCTAAACAATAATTTAAATGAACCTTCAGATCCCTTGGCAAGATATTGGTCTTTAATATGTTGAAGTAAAAATCTCTCATCAACAGTAATTTCTGCTGGGAGATTTATTGCTAATTCTTTTTTAAAGTATTTGATAAAACTATCAATAGTTGTATCTAAATCTCTTAATGTTTTTAAATCAACACCTTGATTGTCCAAATA